GCGCGCCACCGACGCAGGCACGGCGAATACCTCCGTGACGGCCGTTGAATCCGTATCCGGCCAGCAGAGGGTAACAACCCTCACTTTCTCGGCTCTGGCAGTTGCCGCGGTGGCGGCAGCGGCCGATGAGGCAATCGGCAAGCTCCTCTACACGCTCCCCGCCGGAGCGCACCTGATCCGCGCCGCCTACATGAACGTGGCGCTCTCCGACACCGCCGATCTGATCGACGCCGATACTCCGGAAGCGGGCCTCGGGACGCTGATCGGTTCTGGGGCAAATGCCACGCTTGGAGCCGTCGGTGCTGGCGCCGAGAACATCATCGAAGGGCAGGTTGCCGCTGATGTGAACGGCAGTTACACCGAGAAGGGAGAAACCGGACGCACGCTCATGATCCAGGCGGATGAGTCACACGCGATCAACTTCAACATCGCCGACGGATGGGCCGGAGCCGATGCTGGAGTAAAAGTCACAGGGACCGTCATCCTTGAGTGGGTGGCACTCAGCTAGGAGCGTCAATGGCCAGAAAAGAGAAGGCTTCACCGAAGCCAAAAATTGCAGAACTTCCGCTCGAGTTGGAATCGTTCGTCAAACCGCCAGATCCAGCTCCGCCTCCGCCGGAAATGCCGCCCGACATGCGGCAGTACCCGCGCCGGATGTACCATCCAGACCAGTTCAATCCTCACCTGACAACCTCCCAGGGCGTGCTCGTGAAGACTCCCGACGAGGAAGATGCCCTCGGTCCGGGCTGGTGCCATTCGCCGGCTGAGTTCCCGAAGAAGGGAGGGTAACCATTGACAGTTCAACAGCTTATCAATGCGACGCTGGAGGATCTGAACGTAATCCCTGGCGGCGGGACTCCGGCCACCGAGGAATCCGCCAGCGCCCTCCGCGACCTGAACGATCTGCTGAGTTCGCTAAACGCCCAAGGGCTTCCGATCCCGGAGGAAACCAAGGCGACTATCGCGCTGACTGGCGCGGCATCCTACGCGCTCTCCACCCGGCCGATCAAGCTCACCGCCGCCTCGGTGGTCTTCACCGGAGCGATGAGTCTTCCCGTGCAAGTGGTTGACGCCGCGGGATGGGCTGCCTTTCAGGACAAGCCGACCACGGCTGATTTCGCCAAGGTGGCCTTCTATCAGGAAGGCTTCCCGCTGGGAACGATCCACCTGGCGCCAGTTCCCAAGACTGGCGGGACGCTGGAGGTGATCTGCCGAAGCGCCATCGGCGGCGGGGCGATCACGGTTCGCCACACGGTAACACTCGACGGCGCAGCGTTCTACACCATCGGCGCTGGCGGTGACTTCGACGTGAACATGCCGGTGGAGATTCTGTCGGCTTCCATGCTGTCCACCGGAATCGTCTCGCAGGAAGCCAAGATCGTCACTTCGGCAGTCTGGGCTCGCTACCCGGACAAAGGGGCCAGCGGGAAGTTCGCGGACATCCTGTACTACAACGGAAGTCTGAGCACGCCGACGATCTTCCTGGCGCCGAAGCCCGTCACGGGCAGTTCGCTGGAACTGCTCTCCCTCAGTCCGCTGGTGGAGTTTGGCGGACTCGGCGAGACCATCGATCTGCCGGATGGCTACCAGCGGGCGCTCAGGAAGCTCCTGGCGGTCGAGTTGGCGGCACAGTACCCAGTTGATCCGGTGATCTACGCCCGGCTGGAGAAGCAGGCTGGGGATGCGTTGACCTCGATTCAGGGACTCAATCAGGCGGTGCTCGGGCCGTTGACGCCGGCCGCATCGCCCGCGCCGCCTCCGGCGCCCCAGGTGGCCGCATGAGGACCGCCGAGCAGACCATCACCCGGGCCATCCGCATTGCCGGCGGGCTCCGTCCCGGCCAACAGACGAACGAATCCCAGCTTCAAACGGGGCTGGAGATTCTGAACGCCATGCTCGATCAGTGGGACATCGACCGGCTGGCAGTCTACCATGTTCCACGGGAAACATACACCCTCACCGCTGGGACCGGAAGTTATACCCTGGGGCCGGGTGGTGATTTCGACCAGGAACGCCCGGTGAAGATCGAGTTCGCCGGGATCGTCAACACCGACACGACACCGGCAGAGGAGAGCCCGGTTCAGATCTACCGCGATGCCCAGCTTTGGGCGATGGTGGCTCAGAAGCTCGACACAGCGCGCTACGCTTTAGCCATCTACCCGGAGATGACGTTCCCGCTCATCACCGTGAACGTGTGGCCGGTGCCGGATGCTGCACTTGATCTGGCGCTCTATGCTTGGGCGCGGCTACTGAAGGCCGAGACGCTGGCGGTGGAGCTCGCCTTCCCGCCGGGCTACGAGAACGCGGTGGTGAAGAGCCTCGCGGTGGAGCTGGCGCAGGAGTGGCGGCTCCCGGTGACGGCCGAGATGTACCGGCAGGCGCGGGCGGCCAAGGCTGACATCGAGCGGGTGAACGCGCCGCGGCCGGAGCTTCGGATCGATCCGTGGTTGACGCGCGGACATGGGTATTTCGACATCGAGACGGGACGAAGCGGGTGAGCATGTGGCTGAATTTGGATTCTGCGGAGCTGCCTATCAACTCGAAGCCCTGAGCGCGAACGCCCAGCGGTGCGTCAACATCTACCCCGAAATCGATGCCTCCGGCTCTGGCAAGAGCCGCGTCATCCTCCGTTCAACTCCCGGCCTCCATGAGTGGTGTACCGGCTTGGCCGGGCCGATCCGTGGCGTGTGGTCAGGCGGCGAACTGTTCTACTGCGTCGCCGGTTCGACGCTGTACTCCATCGACGATGAAGCCTCGGTGACAGTGATCGGAACGGTAGCCAACGATCTCACCCCGGTACAGTTCTTCCCGACGCAAGCGGGAATTGCGGTCGTTTCGGCGAACAAACTCTACTGGTGGGGCGGGGTGACGCTGAACGTGGCGCAGCTCGACGGAGAGGATCTGGTAGCTAACGCCGGGGCGTTTCTCGACAGCTACTTCATCGTAATCAACCGCTCTCAGGGCGAAGATGTTCACCCGACTCAGTTCCGGTGGTCCGATCCGATGGATGCCGAGACATGGGATCTGCTCGACTTCGCATCGAAGGAAGGCTACTCGGACGCCTTGGCGCAGATTCTAGGCGCCGGTGAGAGCCTCTGGCTCTTTGGTAGTGACTCGATCGAGGTTTGGAGGAACAACTACTCCACCGAGCCCGAGAGCGCGCCCTGGGAGCGCGACCCTGGCGCTATGATCCACATGGGGCTCAAAGCCGTGTGGAGCGTGGTTCGCACACCCTTCGGAGTCGGCTGGCTCGGAGGCGATCAACGCGGTAAGCCGGTGGCCTACATCGCCCAGGGATTCAGCCCACAGCGTGTGTCCACCATTCCCATCGAGGAGGAATGGGCGAGCTATCCGAACGTCAACTGCGTCTGTTTCACCTACACCGATGGCGGCCATGATTTCTGGGTGTTCAACTTCCCCGATGGTGACGCCACTTGGGTCTACGACATGACGACCCAACTTTGGCACCAGCGCACCGATGCGGCGGGCGGGGTGGCGCGCGGCTGGTATCACACTCACCAGTTCGGCAAGCACCTGGTGGGCGACTACGAAAACGGCACGATCTGGGAGATGAGCCGGCAGTTCGGCGACGAGGACGGCGCGGCCATCCCAAGAATCCGCACGGCGCCCTACATCCACACCGAGGAGAAGCAGCTTTTCCATCACCGAATGGAGATCGATTTTCAAAGCGAGACGGATCTTGACGTTTCTCTCGATTGGTCGAACAACTCGGCGCGGGACTTCTCAACGCCGATTGTGCGGACCACCGGGCCCGGCGACGAAGATGGCGAGCTCCGCGCAGTTTGGCACCGCCTCGGGAAAGGGCGTCACCGTGTCTACCGCGCCAGCTTTTCGAGCACCGAGGAGCAAATCGCCATTATCAATGCCTACCTGAACGCCAGCGGGGGGATCGCGTAGGTGCCGCAGAAGACGCGCATTCCATACGTCCCCAAGGACACACCCGTCTTCCAGGATCTCGGCCCGCGGCTGAACGCCATCGAAACGGCGCTTGGGCTACCCCCGGGCGGGATGCCCTACCTCAGTGAGACGTGGATCATCTTTCTGGAGAAGCGCTACGAGAGGGACGCCGCGGACAAAGCGGAGCCAGCCGCCGGCGGCGCTGGCGAACTGAAGGCGACCTTCGGGATCAACCGAGAGCTGAACATCACCGATCCAAGCCTGACCTTCCAGCCATTCATCGCGCGGGACTTTGCGGAGGCGAAGCCGTTTCGGCTGCTTCGGGTGGCGCCCTGGCAACCTCCATCCGGGTCCACCGCGCGCTGTAACATCGACATCTCGAAGGATGAAGGGGCGAGCTGGTACAGCATCCTGGACACCGAAGGCGTGGGCTACTTCGAGCTGGCGGCCGACGATGCCACCCGGCAGGATTTCACAGGGATCTTCAGGAGCGACGAGTACGGTTCCATCGAGGATGGGGACTTCCTGCGGATCAACTGCTCCCAGGTGGGCAGCTCCTACCCGGGGAAGAATATCGAGTTTGTACTCTGGTTCGACGAGGCGGACGCCTGATGCCGATAGCGTACAGCGAGAACTATCCGACGTTCTGGTACGGGATCGACGGCTCCAGCGCGGCAACGCTCATCGCTGGCATCCACAAGGCGCTCCTGTTCACGGGATGGGCCTACACGGCGATCTCTGGCGGCTGGCGCTACGATATTCAGTCCCCGCAAGGGTTGACCTGCCGGGTGCTGATCACCGACGCTGGGACGCCTCCAGGCGGAAAAGGGCGCATCCACGTACAGTTCCAATCCTCGGATGGCGTGCGCTCGGGGATCAAGCACGGAATCATCTACGCCGCGAACCGGGTCTATGAGCTGACCGCCTCGCAGTGCCAGCTTGCGCTCTCGATGACCGGCTACAGCTCGGACCTGTTCACCGACTCTGACGTCGCAAGCTGGGTGATCGGCGGCATTCCTTTCTGCTCGGAGTACAGCGACCTGCCTTTGTGCGCGGAACAGAACCCCGACGCCGAGGAAGTCACCGAGGCGTGGTGGGCCTCGGGGTCAGGGGTGAGCCTGCCCTCGGGCGGCGAGGCGTCAATCTCGCTCGAGAACGGATTCCGCAACCACTGGAGGAACCGCTGGGCCTGGGACGGCTGTTTCAACGGGAAAAAGGTTTGGCAGCAGGGGCCTGACGATGCGACGAGCCTCCGGCTGGCGACCCTTGCTCCGGCCGATGCCAGCTACGGCTACGGTACGAGTCTTCAGCAGGTCCGCTGGTTCGATGGGACCGGCCTCTACTACGAGCCGCTGTTGATCTGGAGCGACAGGGCGGGCGGGCGCGGCCGGCTCATGGGGCAGATGTGGGACGCC